CTCCTTGTACGTTATTAAACGCAGCAGTAGCGGCACCTAGGCGTCCTTGCGCACTAGCTAACTGACCTTGTGCAGCTGTAAGAGCAGCAGTATTAGCTCCTTGTTGTTGTAAAGTTCTCAGATTAGTGCGAGCAGCTTCAAAATCTGCTCTTTTAGCATCTACGTTAGCTCTACTAGCATTTAGTGAGGCCATAGCAGTGTTTCTTCTAGTCTCTTCTGCAGCTCTTTCTGCGTTTAACACTGTTATACTTTTTCTAATAAGAGCATTACTTTCTTTAATTTCTGATTTAGATAAGTTTCTAGATGCAGCAGCAGTTTGTATAGAGGCTATACGAGCTTTTTCAGCATCATTTAATCTAAGAGTATCAGCAGTTAAAGTTTTAATAGCATTAGAAGCAGTAGTCGCTGCTCCCTGAATACCTGTTATTTTTCTAACAAAATTTTCTGCACCTAAGCCAGCATTAACTATAGCTGTATTTATAGACTGCAAACCAGCAGATAAAACTTGAATACCCTTACCAGCAGCTAGGGATATTGCAATACCTAAAGCTGCAAAAGCCGCAGCAGCATTATTTGTTAGAAAATTTGCTAATGGAGCTAGTGCTTCAGCTAATAGTATACCCAACTTCATTGTTAAGTCTTGTATTTTTACACCAAAAGCTTCAATGGTTTCAGCAGTAGTAGGTATAGTAGTATTTATAGAGGCAAACTTGCGTTGACCTTCAGCAATAACGGCATTAGCAAAAGCTTGACGCCGTTCGAATTCTGATAAATCTCCTACCGACTTACCTATAGCAGCGGCATATGCACGAGTGGCTGGTTCTATTTTTGTATAAATACCAAGTTCATCTAAAAGTTCTGTTTCCATTTTTGCTGAACCACGAACTACGCGAGTCATAGAGTCAGTTAAGTCACGGCCTAATGCGCGAGAAGCTTTTAAAGCAACTTCTGATAAACCTTCTATTTGACTTGTATTAAAACCAGCACTTAGAGACAAGTTGATTTGAGAAGCCGCTTCAGATAAAGTAAGCTGATTATTAGTTAGCTCTCTAACACTGCTAAGTAGTTGAGTACCGTTAGCTCCTATATTTGAAGCTAGAGTGTTTAATCCTTCAAAAGTTTGTGAAGCACGAGCTGCATTAGCCAGTGCTGTGAAAGCAGCCTGTAAAGCAAAGACAGTAGCAGCAGCACCTGCATATGCACCTACTAAACCACCAAGACCACTAGCTTGTGCAGCAAATTGTCTGCCAGCACTTGCACTTGCCTGTCCTAGCCTAGTTTGCGACCTACTAACACGTTCAGCCTCTCCGGCTACGTCAGACGCTCCTGTAGAAGTGAATATAGTATTTATAATATTACTAATAGTTGCCACTTACTTTGCTCTCTTTGCTTTAGCTAAACTTTCTTGTTCTTTTTGCTTTTGTCTATAATACTTGCCTAATTCGTCTTCAGCAATTTTTAGTAGTTCAAAAACCTCTCGTCTATCTTCTATCTCGTATATATCCATTATAGCGGCTAATCCGCTATAGTCTTTTCCCATCCAAGAACCACTCATACCTTCCCATTTATCAGGAAGCACGTTAAGTAATATTAACGCATATTGAGCGCTTATATCTAAGAAAGATGGGTCTAGAGGCATCTCTTCGTCTGAAGGTTCCCAACCCATCTGCTCACACATAGCTAAGTACTGTTCTGTGGTAACACCTCCGCCATTTAGAGTTTGGCGGAGGTATTCTGTTAGTTTTTTACTGTATCTTCTTTTTTCTTAAGCGAAAATTGTTCAAAGTCGTTTAGAGTATCAGTTACAAACTGATCGAATACAGGTGAATTCTTTAGTAACTCAATTGCATCTTCTTCTGTAAAGTCCACAGCTTCTTCTGGATTCATACCAGAAATGTCAACTGGCAGTAGTGATGGTAGATGCTTGACTTTAAGACCTGTCCATCCTGCAATTGCGCGCTCAGCGTAGTTCTCTAAGAACTTAGCGCTGTCAACTTCTTCTTCGCGTTGACGAGTTCGCTTATTAAACTTATATGCTAAACTAGCGCTGCGAATTTTCAATAGGTCTTCGCGTGACACAAAACGTAGGTTGACTTTAAACCCAGCAATATCTGGAAATTCTACCCAAGTAGAAGTGTCTTTGACCATCATAGATTTTAGTTTACTCATTAGTACCCTCTTTATAAAAGTGAGCGCCCATCGGGGAATCTGCTGAGCAAGGTGAGGGGAAACCTTGTTTCGCAAGCCGATAGACGCTCTCTGGTTGAATCATTAAATATTTCCCCTCAGAAATAGTTTAATTGTTTTTAGACTTTATCTACAATAATAGATAGTTCACCGCCCTGACCCTTAGTTGCAGTAGGTTCTTGAGCCATGAAGTTCACACTAACAGATAGTACATCCTCTACGGCTACCTGCGGGAATTCAAACTGAACTGCTGGCATAAAGAATGCTACATAAGGAGCAGTAGTACCACCAATAACTAAGTTTGCATTAGCAGTTTGTGCAGAAGATGTACGAGAATCTTGCGCAATGTTACGTAGGAACTGTGCAGATTGGTTGTTACCCGCACGCAGATACATAGTAGCAGAGCCAGTGATAGCACGAGTACCTGTAAATTGACCAATTGGCTCGTTTAGGGCACTTAGTTCTTCTGGAGTTAAGTATGTAATATTGTTAGTGTAGTCTAGTGTAAGAGCTGTTACTGGGAATGTATAGCTATTAGCAGTTGCACCAGCAGCTGCGGAGTGGTTTAGCGTAATAGAACTTAGTCTATTTTTAATGAAAGAGTTAGTTGCTACAGCACCCGCTACGTTCATTTGGTTGTATGGGTGATAAGAAGCACCACGGCTTAGCGCAACAACGTTTGAGTTAGCATTAACAGTAGTACCATCATTAAGAACACCACCAAAAACTGCGACTGCGTTATTACGAGTTGTACCAGTTAGTTCTCTCATAACTGTACCGTTACCAGTCCAAGTTACAGTAGCAATTTCTTCAATGCCTGCATCGACAGTAGCTTGATTAACAGTAGCATTAAGTACCTGATAAATAACGTTATCTAGTTTAAAGTATAGTTGATTTTCTGAAGCTGTAGAGAAGTTAGAGCGTGAGCTGTGAGACCCTACTCCTGCGGCTACGTTAGTAGTTAGTAATGCGCCTCCAGTAGCCCATACAGACTGTTCTGCAGTACCATTAGCTGGACGAGTATTAGATACTAATGACTGCCACATGAACCAGTCAGCAGTTGGCTTAACGTTTCCACTATTATTAGTAGCAGCGTTACTAGTACCAACAGCAGCACCAGTTTCTACACCTGTTGGTCGTAGATAAACTTGGAAGTTCCACTCAACTGGGTTGATGGCAGTATTAAAACGTTGTTGTGAACGATCTGGGTTAGTACCAGATTCTAGGGAAGTAATGTCTTGAGTCGCTGAAGAGGCGCTAACTGCAAAACCTGCTAACACCTCTAGTTTCCAAGTATTAGCTGGGGTCATTGTTGACGCGGCTGCGCCGTTGGCTAGGTCAACAGTAGAAAAGAAAACCTCTGAATTTCTTTGTAGATTAAGAGATGTCATATTTTATTCTCCTTAATATTCTAGTCTATAGACTACTGATAATTCTAATTCTGTTATACCATAAGGAAACGCTAAACCTTCATCAGCCGAAATATTTTCTATAGTTATATCTAATATTCCTTTTTCAGGTTCATCGCCTATGCTATATATAACATGCTCAATATCTTCAGCTAGGTTATCTGCTGCAGTTTGAGAATTATCTTCTCCATATACGTATGCTCTTATGATAACGTTTAATGTAGCTACCGTCAAATTTTCTGATTGAAAATTTCTAATTTCGGTTCCAGCCGATAAGTAGATTGATGGAAAATCATTTACTTCGTCTAGAAATTTTATTTTGCGAAATACGTTATTAAAAACGTTGTGTTTGTATTGATAAGAATTATCATAACTGGATGTACCGCCATTAATATCTTTTAAGTTAGTTACAAGAAAGTCTATAATTTCTGTACGTCTATTAAAAATCATACCTTATTACCTCTAACTATATTAAATTTTTGTGCATATAATGATTGTGCTACTTCGCGAATAGCAGTTTCTACTTGTAAGTCAGGTCTATAACCATATTTATGTAGTGAACTATATAGAGGGTTATAGATGTACTGTAGCGTACTAGTTCTATAGTTTGCAAAAACCTGAACGCTGCTTCTGAATCTGCCACTACGCTCTTTTAGATCTGGAGGCTCCGGCTCACCAAGGTTCAACATAGTTTCTCCTAGACGTTTTTGAGTTAAAACTGTCCATTGAACACCTGATATAAATGATTGTTTGGATTCCTTTTTAGCAGTTTTTAGCCCACTATAATTAATACCAAGACTACTTGTTCCTTGTATTTGTTTTGGTATGTTGCTTTCGTACTCAATAGGAGTATCGCTACCTTTTTCAAATTCAATAGCAATAGATAAAAGTTCTTTTAAGAAGATATTTACATCAGTTTTAGCAGAACCTGAAGAAAATTGCTTAATAGCGTATTTAATAAAATTCGTAGATACGTTCTTACTTAGTGAATTATGAAAAGCTATAGTAGCGTCTGTAGCTTTTTTTACAAATAGTGCATAAGCTTTATCAGATAGTTTAAATTCTAACTTAATATATGCTTTGGATTTATTACTACTTTTTACTACTCTAGCGGTTATATCAATTGAGTCTGAAGTAATGCTAGTTAGATTAAGTAATTCATTCGCATTGGCTAATATTTTTACAGTTGGTTTATTATTATGTGCCTTATCTAAATAATCTATTACTATAAAATTTTCAAATTTTTGTTTTATAGTTAAAACTATCGCTGCTTCTAATTGTTTATCTGAAGTTATTAATTCTATAAGTTGAGCTTTAGGTATGGTGTCGACTCTTTGTCCTATAAAAGTTGCTTCTCCAGATTCATTAGTAGACTCAGTTAACCCGAATTTACTAGTAAAAGCCTGTAAGTTGGAACCTCCTAGTTGAATTGATGTTAACGTAACAGCTCTATCTGCACTAGTTCTTTGTTTAAGTTCAGCAAATGCCTCAGCAGTTCTTCCTGGTACTTGTGTTGGTGTAACGTCAACACCGAAAGTTTGCCTAAAAGCTTCTAAACTTCCTTGTATGTCAGGTCTTGCAGTAGCTTTTTCAAAATTACCAGAGGCTGTTGCTGCTTTTAGTAATCCTTGTTGAGATATAAAATCCGAAAAGTACTTCAGTACTACTGTTCTTGCTTTTGCATCGCCTTTTTTAGACGCATTAATACTTGCACGTTGCTCAGCTACATATTTCTCTACGGTTTTACCGTCAATAGTAACTCTAGTGTTAACAAGTCTTATATTAGCCATTAGTCAATAATCCTATAAAGGTCTAGAATACGACGAATATGTGGAGGGAAATTACCAGCAAGAGGGAACTGGTCTCCGCGCTCGCCTTCAAAGCTAAAACCTTTCTTTTCCTGGTCTTGTTTATACAGAAGCTTAATATAGTCTAACGTAGCGACTTGTAGGTCAAGTGGTACACTACCGACCTCATACCCGGCTCTATAAGTAACTTCTACAGCGCTAGGAAATGGTTGAAAAGCTTGCGGACCGTAAAGAGTCATGGCTGGGTAGGATTTTCTAATAGAAGTAAAATTACCAGTTACTCCAGCACTTCCAGTATCTTTTGTTACCTCGCCGGTATCTTTAGCAAAGTTATACTCTGCAGGCTTAGAGTGAACATCCTTAAATTGGGTGGAATTATTCTTTTCATCAAAGTGCACTAACATAGCAGTGTCCGTATCTGTACGGAACCTAAAAGTTGGCGGAGTAAAAGCATTAGTATATCTTTGAACAGTAGATACACGTACTTCATCAATATATCCTTTGAGAGTACGTCCTAGAGTTATACTGTTTGTAAAGGCTAGAGAATCAACAGTATAAGAACTATTAGCTATTTGAATACCATTATAGTGCAGATATAATCTTTCAGTTTCGTAATTTCTTGATACAGCTACATGTGCCCAACGTTTCTTTGTAAATTGTTGTGCTTCGATGCTTGTATTGGCGCCAGTAACTGTAGTAGTAGAACCAGATACGTTAGAAGTAAAAGCTAAACCGTATTGGTTAGCTAAGCTGAAACGCATGTAGTTAGAACTATCTGTAGATATTTCAAATAGTACATTATCTCTTAAAAATGGTTCATCTACTTTTACATACATTTCTACAGTAAAGTCAGACTTACCAAGTTGTAGCTCTTCTGGAACTGTATCAGAGCTAATATAACTCACTTCATCTACTTCTAGAGAGGATTTTCCAAAACGTTTAACTTTTGTTGTATTTTTAGCTGTGCCGCTTGCAATAAAAGATACGCTCTTACTGTTAGTATAAACAGGAGCACCGTTAACTGCTGGGTCTGCTAGCAGAACATTCTCTACACCATTAAATTCTGATACTTGATATACGCTAGTAAGAGGCAGTCTGCTCACAAAAACAGAAGATACACCGCCATCAAATATTTCAACGTAATCATTAGCCAAGATTTCTTGACCTATATAGTGTTCTATAACTCCACTAGCGTAGGAGATAATATTAGACAGTCTAGCATCTTGAGTATTGCTAGAAATGCTTAAATAATCCTTAACTTGAGCAAGAGTTATATATGTATTCTTTCCTAAGTTTTCTTCAAAACTATCTGTCATAATTATCTACCCTTTATTGAATAAGGGGAGGCGTATGACCGCCTCCCCCGTAGTTAGAACTAAATTGTAAGTAGCTATTAGCCTGCTGTAACAGTAACAGCGTATGGATACTTGGTAGAATCTAGCGCTGCGCTGGAGTTTGTAGTTAGAGCCTTGAAGTCGAAACGTGTGCTCATGTACATAGCAGTTACTTGCTGGCGTGGTTCGTACTCAGATTCAATCTCAATACCACGACGCTCGGCAATTAGGAAGCCTGGCTTGTAAAGTAGTACGCCTAGGTGGTTACCAGTAGAACCTACGTTATCTAGGAATTCAGAGATAGCGATAGGAATACCGTATACTGCACCTACGGAACCTGTTAGATAAGTAGCGTTTGGACCAAACTTATCAACAGTACGGAAGTCTGCAGTTGTTACTAGGTTGTTATATCCTTCGATGGAAGTGATATATACTAGGTCGTTACCTAGCTGTAGACCATACTTACCCATAGCAGTACGTGCTGCTGCGATATCAGATGGGTCTGCTTTATCAGAAGAAGAACCAGTTGGTACTGTTAGAGATGCGTCGCCAGTTAGATTGGTGATACCTTCAATAACAGAAGCATAACCAGTGCCTGCTGTGATAGAGTTAGTTGGGGATGCAGTGAAGCCTGTTAGAGCGCCAGTACCACGTAGAATGGACTTGTCGATAGCACGAGCTAGACGACGAGTTGCAGCGCTGCGTAGGAAATCTAGTAGAGGAAGAACTGTGTCTTCTTCTTCATCCTTAGCTAGGTGAGTTGTTGCCATGAATTTATGAGGTGTGAATTCTACAGCACCGATGGAGTTCTGGTTAGATGTTGGTACGTTGGTTGTATCGCCAATACCAGTTGCATAAGTACCGGAGCGGAACATTGCAACGTCGCCATCTTTGTCTTCATCAGCTACTGGAACGCGGAATGTCTTAGCGTCTACAGGTAGACGTGTGAACATTGGAGCAATTACTAGTTGCTGTTCCATTTCTGTGTAGATATTCTGGGAGAAGTTAGATAGGAACTGGTCAACAGTAGTTACGGCCTTCATACGATTACCGAACTTTGTGTCGAATACGTCGCGCTTGTTTAGCATTTTTGCTAGAAGCACTGCGTTTGCCATTTCTTTCTCAGAGAATTGGTTGGAGGTACGAGAATTTTCTGCATATAGCATTTTGCTATTTTGTAGAGCTTTAATCTCGTCTCTGTACTTAGAAATTTGAGACTTTAGCTCAGAAACTTCTTCAGTATTTGTTGGTGTATACTCACCATATTTGTCTTTTGCATCAGCTTCTTTGATGATAGCTTCACCAGTTTTTTCAACTAGATCAGCAACTCTAGGCGCTGAGACAGTAGCTGTGGCTACGTCTTTTTTAGCCTCGACCTGCTCAGTTTTTACTGCGCTAATGTCGATTGATTCTACGACTTGTTCAGCCATTTTGTCGTTCTCCTTTGTTGAATCTTCGTGAAGCTTTTCTGTAAGATTTGTTTCTGAAATCTTGTCTTCACTTATAGTCTCTTCTTGTGTTTTTACGACTTGTGAAATTTCTTCTGTATTCACATTAAGAATATTATCACAGTCTTTTCCGTCAGCGTCAACTTCTAAAAATTTAAAGATTGGGCTTTGGGCAGTTGCAATTTCGACGACCTTGTACATTTTTTCTTTGTAATTTACAAGGTCTCCATTGACTAAGTTCGCTGCTGCAAGTAGATTTACAAAAGGAATAGCTTCGTTAGGGTCTCTAACAACTAATTCTTCTGTGTCGTCAACTTCTTCAGTAGTCTCTTTTGCTACATCTACAATAGTATCAATAGCGGTTTTAGTAGTTACTTCTTCAGTAATAGAGTCACTTACTTCTGCTTTTCCAGCAATTGCTTGCTCCTCAGAAGGAGAAAGTGGTCTAGTACTAGTAGTTTCTTCTTCAGCCATATTCATGGGTGGGACTCCTACCATACTAATATTATGTGTATGACCTTCTGCTTCTTGAATCACGCCAGCTATTACGCGGTGAGCGTGATTAGCCATATGAGAAGCATAAGTAGTTACGCCATTACCCATTTCATCTAATTCTAGAGTATGGTAATGGCCTTCACACATATCTGAGATGCCTGCTTTAATGCCGCGCATCATTTTTGTTTCTTCTTCAGTAGCTTCTTCAAAGTTTTGTAGGAAAGAACGATATTCATCGTCTGACCCTTCAAAACTTTTACGTAGGCTAAATAAAGAATCTTGGTTACAAGGAACACTTACTATAGAAATTTCTAGAAGTTCTACGTCAGTAATTAGCATTGTATCATCTTTGCTATTATATTTACCGTCTTTAACTCTGAAACCTACGCTAAAACTTTTTAGCGCACCATCTTTAATAAGTGTATGTATACCGTAGTTTTTCTCAGCCGCTTCACTTACGTTACCCTCTACATAAATGCCTTTTTTATCAACCGTAATGCTGTCAAAACGGCCAATTGGGCAATCATGCTTATGTTGGTATAACATAACTGGGTTACGTCTAAAGTTTTCTACGCCTTTTGCCCATGCTTCAGCGGTAACAATATCGCCTGCACGGTCTTTAGCAGTAGTATTAGCGTATCCAGCAATTTTTAAAGACTTGTTACCTTTAGAAACTGCTTTTGCTTCGAAAGAACTATTTAAATAAAATGTTTTATCACTCATCTGTTGTTCCCTCGCTGGTAGAAGCTTGTTCTGAATCTACCGGTCTACCACCCTGGGTTGCGTCAGTTGCGCTTCCTGTAATATTTTGTGGTATTCTTATTGTATCAAGTCCGTCAAGTTTTGCAAATCTTAATCCTTCACGAGCTTCATTTGGGGTTATAATTCCCGTATTTACTAGTGTAGAATAATAAGTAGCTTGTGTTTTGTTATCAGGCTGGAGTGCTGGCACTGATAGTCTATCTGGTCTGATAATTATATTGTTATTAAAATAGTGCGTAAAGGCACTAGTAAACTGATTTAGTATAGGTAATATTGTATGCAAATAAAACAGCTTTTGGTTTGCGTCAATATTAGCATTATTTCCAGACTTAAGCAGAACATAGGGAACACCTAGAGCTTTAGACATATCTTGCTGAATACGCTCTACAGAGCCTTCAAAGTCTAGTTGCTCAAAGTTTACTGTAGAGAATCTATCAATCTTAAGTCCACCATCCAAAATAGCAGGATTTCTAGCACCATCAAAAATAGTGGTGTAGGTAGAGCGCCAGGCTTCTAGTAGTCGTTCTTTTACACGCTTAGATAGAATATTATCTGTAGTAAGTACAAACCCCGGTAGCGCGTTGTTTTTAAAGAACTGGCGCTGGAAGTTAATCATATAGTAGTACAGTTCGATTAATCTAAGAATAGGTTTTAGCTTAGATACGCCTCTAAAAATAGATTCATCATTTTCAGCCATGATATGAATAATCTCATTTGATTCAAATCTGATAGCTTGAGATTTTCTAGTCTGCTTTGCATAACCAAAATAATCGGAAGAACGTTGATTAGATACTAAATAATTGTAGTGCGATACAAAAGTTTTTTCGTCAGGCACTACTTCAACATCATTAGCTGGTAGTACATATAAACTTTCACCATCATAGTAAAAGAAAGCGTTGCCGTCTAATATAAAATCTAAAAAAGCACGCCTAAATAGACGTACTCTATCCTCAAAAGGATTTGGTTTTACATTTAATAGTTTATTTACTTTTTTAGCTGGGCCAGCTCCTTCAACCACTAAAGGAATTTCGACACAAGCATTAATAATCATATCAATAGAGCGATGAATGATCTCAATATCTCTATAAGCTTGTTGATATTCAACTATAGTTTCTGGGGAAGCATAAGGCTCCAAAGAAGCTATAGATGGTTGTGCGGGGTTTAGCTTTTCAGATAGCCAAGAGCGCCACTGTGGTACTTCTTTAGTTGCCATGTTTATCCTTTTGTATTTGTATCCAGTTTTTTATCTTAGGGGCCATAGAATGAGGATAAGTTTGACCATACAGATTATGTAATCTTTTGTGGTGGTCAGAGCATAGCGTATACAGATTGTTATTATCTAAGTCTGCTACACAGTCTTCTGCAAAGCGCGCTCTAATAGCAAATATCTGCTCTTCGGTATTAATTATCTTAATATTGTTTTTTATACACCATTGTGTAAACAGCTCGCTGACACTATATAAGTGGTGAAGCTCTAAAAGATTAGTCGAATTACAGATATAACAGCAATCTCGAAGCTTGTAATCTTTTTTAATAAAGTCCCTAATATACTTAACTGGTAATCTTTTTAAATCAGTCATTAATCTACTTTAGCTAAAAATAATAAAACTGTCCAAATATTTAATTATAAATTGAAATAGAACTCATCTTATGGTGAGTATATATCGCGTAGCGTACAGCATCACACGGGTGAGAAGCCCAATCGTGCACAGGCTTAGGTATGTCTGTTGATTGGTTCCATTTATATGATGACATAGCGTGGAATGTATGAGAACCTCCATCATGGTCAAATAATAACTTGTCGTGCTCTACGATTGTCTGTACAAAACTAATACCGTCATTTACAGATTTAATAGCGTTTTCACAATATATATCATAGTCGTAGGCAAAGTCAGCTTTCACCTGTTGCGCTGCGCTGTCGATATAGATTGTATCAATGCGCCATTCGTCTATCTTCTCTTGTATTACAGAAGCTAGCTCAGAAGTAGTAGATTCTTTGGAAATATATTCATCTATGATATAGTACTTTTCTCCATCAAAACCTATAACAACAAAAACGTTTTCATCTCTATACCCTACGTCAAGACCTGCGATTACTTCAACAAACTTTCTAGTTTGGAAGTCTCCTTTATGTTTTTCTTCATCGAGGTATTCATAAATTTGGCTTTCTGTAGTAGTCCACTCACACTCATATTCTTGTAGGAAGAGTGCCCGAGTCATGGTTTTCTTAGCTTCAGCAATATCTTTTTCAGATAAGCGAGGATTAGAACGCCAAGTGTATATAGCAGAACCCCACTCTGGAAAATTTTCATGGTCTTGTCCGCGCATATAGTAATTGTATAAATAGTTTCCTTTACCACGAGGAGTGGAAATCCACAAACAGCGAGAATCAGTGAAGGTAGATAGAGCAGGACGTAAATCTCGTAAGAAGTATTCGTCGTCAGGAATAATAGCGGCTTCGTCGATTATAAGTAGGTTAGCAGCACGACCGACTAGAGAGTCTCTGTTATTAGCTGATAGCAATCTAAATATAGAACCGTTAATAAGTTTAACTACTTTATCTTTTTGGTTAAACTTATCTACCTCAATGTTCATTTGTTTGATTAAGTCAGTTACATAATCCCAAATAATAGAAGATAGCGTAAAGTTAGGAGCAACTACCATTACTTGTTGTCCTGGCTCAAGCAGTTTTGCAAATGCAAGAAGGGCCGCCGCATAGGATTTACCTGTACGACGGCCCGCTATATGAACCCAAAAACGCTTACTATTTAGTCCTTCAACCATCGCTCTCTGCCCTTCATTGAAGGTTACAGCATTTGGAAGCCGCTGAAGTAATTTGTCGATTGGTAACTTGAAAAACTGTGAACTCATTTAGGTAGGGTATCGTATATCATAACAAAAAAGGCTACTAAGCTGGCGATAATTCCACCAACCCAAAGCAAGGTTTTTAACGAGGTCTTGCCCTCAGTTGCTAGAGACTGTAGAGAAGAAATTGTTGCATTCTGTGCTTCCATTTCTTTTTTCATAGTCTCTAGGCAGGCTAATATGTGGTCAAATCTTTGCTCATTTACGCCTTCAAGAGTCGCTATCGCCGTTCTATTATTATTTGAACGCTCATGAAGACTATTGAGTTCAGATCTAATTTGATCTAGCTCTCTACTTGTTTCCATAATTCACCTATAGTCTTCTCGAAAACTAAGTATACAGCAATGTTAATTACTGCATCTGTATTAGTATAACAAATGCAGTAAAAAAGTCCAAAAATTTAAGTGCAGTTATTTAGATTAGCTTTCTTAAAATGGTAATCACCATCTACATCTCCGGTAGTAAAATTACTAATCAGCTCAAATCCAATAGTAGACATATACTCAATAATGTCTTGAATTTTTGGAGCACCTAGATTGTAGTCTACATGCTGAGCTTCTAATATAATATCGTTACAAGCTGCTAAGCAATGCTGAGCACCACGTAAAACATCTAGCTCTGCTCCTTGTACATCCATCTTAATTAAATCAGGTAACGGCCAGTTATTAGTTTTTACAATAGTATCTAGTGTATATCCTATTTTTAATCGTTTATGGCTATCATTATAAGCTGTAGAGTTCTCACGGTAATATGAGTTGCCCCCTGGATGGTCAAGATTTTCATAAAACTCTACTAGTTTATTGTCTGTATCAGTTAGCACACCGTTATACGAAGGTAATCCAGACTGAGCATGAAATGGTTTAACAGATTCTGTAGCATCGAACAAGTAATATTTAGCTTTAGGCCAAACTTCTTTAGCTTTTCTAGTCCAGTGTAATACACAAGCACCAATATCATATACAACAGCAGGATTTACAGCCATAGTTTTTAAATATGCAGCATGTTCTGGCGGTAATAAGTCAAGTTCTGCTGTTTGTTCTAATACACTCTTCTGATGTACTATAAATTTAGTAGAACCTATATGCTCACAGTGAATTGATGGGTCTGCCCAAACTTTAAAACCAAACTTACGTGCTTCTAAACAAAAATAAATATCTTCGCTAAAAGTATTTGAATGGTTTAGTGCGGAGCGGTAAACAAAATGTGGGTAGGGTAGAGTGCGAAGCACTTCTGAATTAATTAAACAGCAGCCCATACCACATGCAGCTACTTCTACAGTAGGTAGATTTTTAAGCTGCTCATAAGGTATGTTGGATACACCACCATTTGGAGCGTCTCTATATATCTCAAGTGTATGCTGATTAGGTTTGCGTTGTATATAAAGACCAGAAATAACATCTTTGTTAGCAGATAGCATTTTAACTAGTGTATCTTTCGGCAACACAATGTCACTATCTACGCAGAATAAATAGTCATAACGTTTACCCCACTCAGCAATTAGATTACGAATTTGGTCAATTTGATAACCGTAAAAATACTGAAACTCAGTAATATACCCAGCAGGAACGTCTAAATCATAAATAGATTTAAAAGTTTCAACTTCAATATTCCGATTAGTAGGAATAGCAATTAATATGCGCTTGTTTTTATCAAAGCGTGTATAATCAATTGGATAATTCTTAGCCCAGTCTTGATAGAACGGTAGTTCTATATCGTGTACACCAGCAGTTATTGAAGTATCACTAGTAGTAGCAGCCATAGGCGAATAGAAGTTAATGTTGTAAATTAAATAGTTATCTAAACCCTTATAAAGATGATAATGGAAAATAGTATCATCACCAAAATAAATTTGAAGTTCAGGTCTAATTGGTATCCAGTTGGCTTTATGTACAAACATTAGCTGACCAAAGCAATGAATTATATCACCTGGATTCCATTTTATAAAACTTATAGTTCCGTCAGTAGTAGGCGGTTGATTAAAGTGGGCTTCGCCAGTAATAATACCGTGCGCTCCTAGTTCTGGAATAACTCTATGGTATATTTTATCAAACAGTCGAGTATCAAACTCTATGTCATCATTAGCAATACATAGTTTATCGTGTTTTGCTAGTATAACTCCTAAATTCCAACCAGGATTTACCTTGATGTTGCTGTCTTGATTGAGCATACGCACTTTAGTATGGGTTAGCTCAGCCCAATCAGGAGTTTGAGCTTTGTCATTGTTAATTACAATAACTTCATCGACTAAATTGTGTGCGATATAACCGCGTAGTGCTCGCTGAAATACATCAGGAGCGCGCCACATTGTTAAAACTACTACAGAAAACATTATATTTTAGGTCCTAGAGTTGATTTTTTGTTCATAAGCATTGATTTTATAGTCATTAAGCGGGTTTAAATCATTATAGTTGCATACAATTTCTTGAACAGCGAGCGGATTTACGCTGCGTTCTATTAAATCATAGAAAAGAGGGTTATCGGCACCAGCGGTATACCAATTTTCATTGCGCTTATACTGTGCAGATTCTAGAGAATGTGTATTCAACCCTAGTGTAGTACGCAAATGAGTATAAGGAATGCCCCAATTAAACTTATGAGTTCTATAACTACGATTTTTAATTACATCTGGCGGGTATTGTTGAGCTATAAGAGGTATGTTATCAGCTAAACTCCACATAGACCCATAGGTAAAGTCATGCCCACGTGCATAGATGTCGTTATAAAACTTAAATATGCTGTTATTGTGTGTTAACCAATCATCACCGTCCAGTAGCATTACAATATCATCTGGACGAGTCTTTGAAAAACAATAAAACTGATTACCAATAGCATATTGTTTTGTTTCATTTGACATTAAAATGAACTTATGCTTTATATTTTCAGGAAGTGAACATATAGTGTCTAGTGCAACTTTAAATGATTTATCTGTAGAAACATCGTCAATTAGATAATGAACATAATTGTCGTAATCTTGTTGCGCTACAGACTCAATACACCGCTGAACATAAGATTCTGCATTATAAAAAGGCGAGACTACAACAATTCGGCGCTCAGGCCCATAACTGCTATAGGTTGCAAGGTTTTCTGAATTGCTAAACCGTCTATTAAAGACACGCGATACCTTTGCGTTTATACGCGATACAGCTCGGTACTGGTTAACTGGCAAGAAACGCTTAAACTGATTGTAAAAGTGTTGATGCCACTGAAGAGCTACACTATCCCAACCTGCAATATCATCTACAACAGCACAAGCATGTTGCTTTTGTTGTAGTAGATAAGGGTTATAATATGCTCGTAGCGTTTCTTCTACAAAAGCTATAGCTTGAGAGTGCTCATCTATACGCGGAAATAGTGAGTTAGGAGTTGTAGAGTACGGTAGCTTGTAGCACGCAGCGTCTATAGCTGTCTCTTCTAGCGCTCCAAACCGTGCAGTAATAAGCGGAGTACGATATAATAGCGATTCTAAGCTAGAAATACCAAACGTTTCTGGAAAAGCTGTAGGATAAAGCATAAAGCTAGCACTAGCTAGTAGTGCAGCTATTTCACTTTGCTTGATAACTCCAGTAAAGCTTACTCCTAAATTACGTAAACTAACATCATTTACTAAATCACGAACTGTGCGTTCTTGTGCATCGGGCTCAGCACCTTCTCTAAAACGATAATACCCACCAACGCATACTAGCTTAGCCTCTGGAATAGCAGCTTTAACACGAGGCCAGATATTACGTACTAATGGAATTAGACCTTTAGTAGCACTTGCATTATACACAAAAAGGTTTCGGTCTTTTGCATTAACATCAACATGTTCGATATGCTTTACAGCACCATTGCGTGTTTGAAAAATATGCGGCTTGAGCATTTCAAAATTACGACGAGCACCGTGGTCACAGTTGCTAGCGTAGATAGTGTGAAAGTCACTTAGAGTAAAGATACGATGAATAAATCCACCAACTACCATAGCTTCTAAGTCTTGGTCACCATCAGTAAAGGTATCATGCATCCATAGAACGCGATAAGGCGCTGCCATTACTAGTGGCGCATACGCATTGCCCGCTCTAAACGGTTTAATAGTGCGAGAAGCTATTGCAATGTCGTAGCGTTCACTAGCATCAAGCTGCGAGTGGTCTACGTAACGCACTCCATCGTAAGTTCCTGGGCTTGCCTCAGAATCTATGCAAGAGCAATAAACTGTGACATTATAGCCTAGCTTTACAAGCTCTCGTGACATAAGAATAACCGCAGACTCAGAGCCACCGAGTCCGCGGTTATTAAGAGTATTTCCATCGTAGGTCAAACCTAGCAAGTCTATAATAGCTATTTTCATTATATTACCATATTTATAAGATAATTATAACACGTCAGCTATAGTTTACCAGAACTTTCTTAAAAAATACTAAACAGCGTTAAGAAAGCCTATACACCTGTAAGTTATCCCACCACATGTTAATACCAGCACCGCCAGTAGGTGTACCATCTAAACGTGTTTGCATATAAGCTATGCTAGAATCAGCGAATGTAAATGAATAACTGACCTCACTCCAAGAAGTACCAACTGTAAATCCACCAGCATTGAAAGCATTTCCGGCGTTTGAAATAAAAGCCCCAGCTGAATCAACACCAAAGATAAATATTTCACCGGTTGTTGCAACACTTGCTTTAACCCAGACTTTTACTTGCCAAGTTTGGCCAGTAGCTGCAGGCGCAATATTCCACTGGGAGCCATTGTAGGTACCAATGTGCGGGTCATTGCCAGTGATAGCCATTTTCAGTGGTACGCCGCCTGCTGGAGATAAACCGGTGGTTGTATCTCGAGTGATTGTCGCTGCGTTTGCAACAGAACCACTCCAGGCAAATATGTCTAAGCGGTTAGTAAACTGATTCACTAATCCTAAACCTGTAGCAGTCCAAGAAACTCCATTCCAAAATTTAACAGGTTTTGTTACCCAAGCCGTACCATTCCAATATTTGACTGGTTTTAGTTCCCAAATAGCTCCTGTCCAATATTTAATGTGTCCTACAGGTAAAGCTTCTGTTGTGCCAAAAAACTCTGTTCTTACTACAGTACCAGCAGGGTTTTGGCGGAGCCAAATAACGTCTGACGCAGCAAAAGGATAACCTGTTTTACGGTACGATTCAACCATGCATAATTTTTCCTGTGCCTTTAATATTACCAGTAGAAGTTGCGTTAGCAATCACAATAGGAAATAAACAACTAGAATTAGGTATTTCAGGTAATCCTAGTTCAGACCATGTTCTAGTAAATCTTGCGTTAGCAATAGGCATAAATAAAGCACCACGATATCTAGTAGCAGTTACACCAAAACTATCGGCAGTAGTTATGTTTCCAGATAGCTGAACGGTATTAACTCTCATAATATACTTACCTGAATTAGCAGCAGGGATTAAAGAGTTTAGAGGTATCATTCTGGAAGCTCTTACTGTAGCACCTACAGCAACTGCTGTAAGGTTAACGTCTGTTCCGTCATTAAGTCTTACATTGACAGTTGCGTTAGAAGCAGTGGCACCTGTATCAACATACCATTCTAACCACCATTGAATGTCAGAATAATTTGCGTCACCAATTCTTGCCCCTAAATTAGAAGTGCCTAAATTTAAATCTATATCTACGTCAACCGCCTGCGCAGTTAAAGTGGCACCATCTAATCCTCCCATGTGCATAAGTCTATCATGAATTTCTATAGTTACAGACGCGTTTGGAGCAATACACTCTAGCAAGCCTAAATAGCTAGTTGCTGGAGATGTTTGTTGAGTAAATTGTAAAGAACCAACTAAAGAGTTAGTGCACACAGCTGCGGTAGTTGGGATTGCTCCTTGACCGGGCTGGCCTGTTGCTCTCCATAGAGAGAAAAAGTTACCAACAGAGGTGTTTGCAATAGAAGCTTTGTCAATAATAATTCTAGAGGAGTTATTACCCATTGAATCTACGACATGATCAATAGTAGTAATTGTCATTATTTATTCCTTATCCATGAGATATTTTAGTTGTAACCGCTATATTTCCAGCACTGGTACCAGGAGTTATAACAACAGGGAACAAACAAGAGTTGTTGTATATTTGTGGTAATCCTGTTTTAACCCAACCTTCTTCATGTACTTGAGTAATTAAAGGTACAAACATAGATGCTCTATATCTAGTAGCAGTAAATCCAAAATTGCCTGCACCACCTGTAGACGCGTTTAGTACTATGTTACTTATGCCTCTTATATATCTACCAGAAGCCGCGGCTGGTATAAAACTATTAAGAGGTAACATTCTGCTAATTCTTCTACCAAAAGCACTTATACCAGATAACTGTCCTACAGATCCGTCGTCATAGGTTACGCCTACAGTAGCTACGCTAGCTGTACCGCCTATATCTGCATAAAACTCAACCCACCACTGAACGTCAGAGTAATTAGCATCACCTATACGCTCATCTATATTGTCTATACCGCTAAAAGATAGTAAATCAAAACCAGTTACTGGTTGAACAGCAGTATTAGCACCCGATAAGCCGCCCATTTGGATAAGCCTGTCATGAATTTCTACAGTAGCATTGGGTACTGTGACGTTAACTGCTATCTCTGATAAATAACTATAAACAGGATAGCTTTGCTGCATAAAAGGAATAGCACCAGTAGTAGATGTATTTGCTGTTGCTGGTGTAGTTGTTGGTATAGTGCCTGGCGCAGGTATACCAGAAGCTCTCCAGAACGATACAAAGTGGCCAGCAGTAGCAGCTCCACCTGTAGGATCAGTTTTGATGCTAGTAGGCCTACTGAATCTACTTTCTAGGCCTGTTTCTAATTCATTTACTGTAGTTATAACCATCATAAAACCTTTTTTATCAATTAATATCAACCCAAAGATCGCCAACGAGTGGTGAAGCTGGCGGGCTGAGTCCAACAGAGATTGCTACTATAGCATTAGTGTTACTTTGTCTATTAATAGATGGAGCAACCTTATCTAAATAAGCTAAAGAAGTAGAAGCAATATCAGGAGTATTAACCCACTCCGTACCGTTATATATCAAAGTATCATAAGTATTTAGTGGATTAGACACAAGGTCTACATCAGTTAAGTCTGCTAGCGCAGATGCACCACCGCCAGTACCAGCACTACCCACAAAGCCTACACTTCCTGTAAAACCTGTACCTACTGAACCTGTGAATCCTGTATCACCAGTAGCTCCTGTAGCACCAGCTTTCAATGCTATTAACCTTCTAAGTGCATTGTTAGCTATACTCGCACCGCTCTTAGTAGTTACAGGAATAGTTAACCAGCCACCATTGTTAGTAACTGTTCCAGTTATTGTAAAAGTAACTGTATCTTGTCCATTTGGTTCTGAGATTACAATTATATCATTTACAGAATAAGCACTAAATGCTCCATCGCGATTTATACCAGTAGCATCAAGCGAGTCAATATATATTGCTGTATTAGTAGCATTGAACCTGAAGAAACCGCTTCCAGGGTCTGACGCTGTTGTTGATGTGGAGAATGTATAAGAGTAGCCCGGAACAAACCCTACACTTCCAGTAAAACCTATGCTACCTGTAAAACCTGTATCACCTGCAGAACCAGTAAAACCAGTGCTACCAAAAGAACCGGTAAATCCTACAGTACCTTGTTCGCCTTGGGAACCTGTAAATCCAGTAGCTCCTGCTGAGCCTACAAATCCTGTAGCACCTACAGAGCCAGTAAAACCTACAGTACCCTGGTTGCCTACAGAACCAGTAAAACCTACAGTACCTTGATCACCAATAGAACCTACAAAGCCTACAGAGCCTGTAAATCCTACAGAGCCTGTAAAGCCTACACTACCAGTAAATCCTACACTACCAGTAAATCCTGCGGAGCCCGTGAATCCTGCTGAGCCAGTAAATCCTACGCTACCAGTGAATCCTACGCTACCAGTGAATCCTACACTACCAGTAAATCCTACGGAGCCCGTGAATCCTGAGCTACCAGTAAACCCTACTGAGCCTGTAAATCCTGTTGAGCCAGTGAATCCTACTGAGCCTGTAAATCCTGTTGAGCCAGTGAAGCCCACAGAACCTGTATACCCAGTATCTCCTAAATCACCTTTAGAGCCCGAATACCCAGTGTTACCTAGCGAGCCTACAAATCCTACGCTGCCAGTAAAACCTGTAGCGCCTATGGAACCTGTGAAACCAACGTCACCAACAGAGCCTGTGAAACCTAATCCGCCGACTGAACCAGTAAATCCTAATTCACCTACTGAACCTACGAATCCTACGCTACCGGTGAAACCTACGACACCAACAGAGCCAGTAAAACCTACACCACCAACAGAACCTGTAAAACCAGTAGTTCCGATTGAGCCTGTGTAGCCTACTGAACCAGTGAATCCAATGTCACCTACTGAACCTGTAAATCCTGCCCCACCAATTGAGCCAGTAAATCCTACATTACCTACAGAACCAGTAAACCCAACTGTACCGACGCTACCAGTAAACCCTACGCTGCCTGTGAAACCTACGTCGCCAATAGAACCTGTATAACCGTTAGTGCCTGCAGAGCCAGTAAATCCTACAGAACCGCTAAACCCTACGTCACCCTTAGAACCAGTAAAGCCTGTATCGCCTTTAGAGCCTACAAAGCCAACTGAACCAGTATACCCAGTATCTCCGGTTAGTCCTACAGAACCAGTAAAGCCTATACTACCAGTATATCCAGCAGTACCAATAGAGCCTGTGTATCCTACAACGCCTGCATCACCTACAGAACCTGTGTACCCGGTATCTCCGGCTAGACCTGCGGAGCCAGTAAATCCTACAGAACCAGTATAACCAATTAAGTTAGTGCTCGGTCCTACCCAGTTTCCAGCATTATCAATAATTAAGTTACCACCAGAATGATAACCATTTGCTGAGTATACGTGCTCAACACTTAAAGAAGCTAATTCAAAAGTAGGGTGAGAAGTATCTATAAATACGCTTGCATCTGGTTCTGGAGTATAATTTTTAAAGAACTTCCATATACCATCACTAGCATCACGGAATAATCCGGCATGATGATACGTTCCATCATTATAACCAGCAGCAAATCCTAAGTCAGGATTTGAGTTAGCTTTAGCTCTAGCTAGACCGCCAGATATATAAGTGTCAGTTACGCTACTAGTAATAGTAAAGGTGCTACTATTTGCGGCTATAACACCTACATCTGATACGTTAAATGAGGAAGGATTGACTCCAGTAACTGTAACTGCCATACCCGCAGTATAATTATTATTAGCTGTGTAGACAACAGCAGTACCATTACCGCTAGCATTAGTAACATTAGCTTGTATAGCTTGGTTTAGATATAGCATATTATCGTTAAGAGCTAGGTTAGTAGCGCTTAGCGTAGTAGTAACACCAGATACAGTTAAGTTACCATCTATATGTACGTTTCCGCCCGCGTCTAAATTAGGCACATATAGTGTATTTGACGTAGCATCTAAGTAAAAATGTATGCTATTTAGTTTGGCAATTGAGTTAGTGCCTACTGCAGTAACCATCACAGGATAAAGCGAAGCACTAGTAGTATCTTCAATAGCTAAAATAGTATCAGAAGGTCCTGCATCACCACGTGAACCAGTATACCCTGCTAAACCTGTAGAGCCAGTAAATCCTACTCCGCCGACTGAACCTGTAAAACCTACACTACCTGTAAATCCTACGTCACCTTTAGAGCCTGTAAAACCGACGTTACCTATAGAACCTGTAAAACCTACGTTACCTATTGAGCCAGTAAACCCTGTTCCACCTACTGAACCTGTAAACCCTGCTGAGCCAGCACTACCTGTAAAACCTACGTTACCTATAGAACCGGTGTATCCATCAGTACCGTTTGTACCAGCAGAACCAGTGAATCCTACTGCGCCAGAAGAGCCAATAGAACCTGTATAACCAGTCGTACCTGCGTCACCTATAGAACCTGTAAATCCTGTATTACCTGCTACACCAGCTGAGCCTGTAAAACCGGCGCTACCTGTAAATCCTGCGCTACCGACTGAGCCAGTAAAACCTGCTCCGCCGATTGAACCTGTGAATCCTACCGCACCAATGCTACCTGTAAAACCTACGTCACCAATACTACCAGTAAAGCCGATAGAGCCTGTAAATCCTGTTGCACCAACGCTACCTGTAAATCCTACGGCACCAGCTACACCTACAGAACCTGTAAAGCCTGTATCTCCGTGAGAACCTACAAAACCGACACTACCAGTGAACCCACTATCTCCACGAGACCCTACAAAGCCTACTGGACCTATACTACCTGTATAGCCTAGGTCACCGTGTGAGCCTGAGTATCCAGTATTACCGAGCGAGCCGGTAAAACCAATGCTACCTGTATACCCAGCTGTACCTAAATCGCCGCGTGAACCTGTAAAACCTATGCTACCGGTGAATCCTGCATCACCGATTGAACCGCTGTATCCAACGTCACCAGCACTACCAGTGAATCCAAACTCACCAGGAGTGCCTACATCACCTGTGCTACCAGTATAACCAATAAGACCGCTAGGGTTACCTACCCAGTTACCGTTTAAATCAATTACTGGACCGTAGTTGCTGATTGTAAAAGCATTTGCAAAAACTGTATTAGTAACTGTTACGTTAGCAGTAAACGCTGTATTTCCGCTAACAATGTTTGCAATACTAGACTGTATAGCACTAGTATCTACATTAATGCTTGCATTGCTTACAGCAGTAATACGACCTTGAGCATCAATAGTTATTACAGGAACATTAGACGTACTTCCGTATGTTCCAGGAGTTACTGCGGTATTTTCTAGATTAAACGTTACCTGATTATCACTAACTACTGTAGCAATACCAGTCCCACCAGCAAAGGTTAGGCTGTTAATTCCAACTATTACAGTGTCAGTCCCGCTATCTCCAACGATAGATAAGTCAAATCCACCACTACCAAGCGCATCAATAGCGTTTGCCAATGCAGCAGCATTAGCGTTTGCATAGGCAGCAAAGCTATTAAGATTTGAACTCACAGCGTGAGCGTTGCCGATGTATCTAACAACGTTTGCGAGAGTAACTTTATAAGTAATTAGTTGAGATACGTCATCAATAACAAAAACGTCCTCAGGGGCTAGCTGAGAACTTGAGATGTTTTGTAACTGCGTTATTTTTACGTTTGCCATTAGAATCCTACTACAAGCGGTCTATCATCCTGAGTCAGCAGGGTCAATCCATCTTGTGTTTGAAGTTCGTACTGTACAGTTTGTCGAACTATAAATCTGCCATCTTGAGCTATTATAGCATCCTCGCTTTGAGTGAGCAATACATCAAATCCTTCGCCCTGCGGTTGGGGGGCAGGGCGAAGTTTGCGGTTTATAGCAGTGATTGATAAGACTAGGCTAGTAAGTAAGCTCATTACTCGCGCTCACTTATATACACTATTCCTTCGCTACCATCTAAGCCGATTACTGAAATATACTTGGAATTTTGAGAAGCTACTAACTCTGCTCCTAACGATAAGTCCATGTAGACTCCGGCAGGTAGAATATGTGAATTAGAAACATTAGCGGTCACAGTATCGTCGCCTAGCTCAAATAAACAATTGTCAGTGCTATACACAGACACTACGCGAGTAGAAATGCTAAAAGCGCTACTTCTAATAGCTGCTGCACCAAATGAAATAGTTTGACCACCGTGTAGTCGATAGCTTAGAACTGGGATAGCAGCGTTGCCATCGTCGCGAGGTTGTTTGCTCAAGACTACTCCTTATTCAGGCTGATTTTTTAGTGACTCCACAAGCATGTTCATAAAAGCTTCGCGCCCTACGCGTAGTTGTGTAAGTCCAAAATCTGCCGCATTGATTTTTACGTCTAAATCTGCAACATGGTTAATTAGAATTTTTTGTTCGTCATTTAGTTGGTCTGCGGTGTAATCAACACCATTAATAGTAATAGTTTGGTTTTTAGTATCCATTTTTTCCCTCTTTATATAGTTACGCACTATAGTAGCAATGATACTACTATAGTGTGTTATTGTCAATTAAAATAATACAACAGAGTACTAATGCTTATACTGTTGCATATGTTCTAAAAAAGTCATCAATCTCAGACTCAGTTTTTCCCTCAGCGCTAGCTAAAGCGGCTACTAGTGAGTCAGCACGATAAATTGCTGAAGGTCGAGTAGCACGAGCACGAGCTATAAACTGTTGGTTAGTTGGTAGAGAAGCGATTAGTGTTTCAACTGCACTCGGTAGAGTGCCGACGAGCCATGCTTCTCCTTCTGGCTGCGTAATCCAAGTCTCCATCACTAGCCCGATTAGTAGCTGTGCAAAAGTAATACTCTCTGGCACAGGCTCAGGAAGCACCTCTGCAGGTTCTATAGTCACGCCGTCTGGAACAGACGTAGCGAGCATTGACATACGAGAGATTCCGTCGTCATCAAAGACTGCTACTACTGTGTCGGTAATATATTTATAAGTTGTCATAATTTACTCCGTTAATATTAAATCTCAGCCGTCCACGCTAGATAAGCACCTGCCGTAAGAGATCCTAATATGGATCCTTGACCAGCAACTAGAGTTGCACCAGTTGTTGTAGTGATTTGTCCACTAAATTGAGAAGAAGTTTGGTATGTAGGAACACCAGTACAAGTAGTAATTGTAGCAGCGTTAAAAACACCATAGTTGCCAGCAGTACCACTTTGTTCTAATAAAGCTGGCGCCGCTCTCATAGGAACAGGGAAGTGCATAATGAAACGACTAACTGTAGTAGAAGTGTTGTATCCAGCCGCAAGCACTTGTTGTATACCAGTTGTTGTTACTCTATAGTAATACCGATAACACTTAGCAACTTCAGAAACTAACGATTTTTGACGATATAACAACGCATCAGCCGTAGTCCAAACTCCTTCACGAATATGTATACCCCAGAAGTCGACGTCAGTAGTTTGGAGACCAAGAGAGTTAGTAGCAGCATTAAAATCACTTCCAGCGGAGTTCCAGAACACTATACGTAAACCATCTGTGTTGCTAGTACCCAGAGTCTTACCTGTAACAGATGGAATTGTGAAAGTAGCAGCAAAAGGTGTCCAAGAAGTTGTTAGCGCAAGTGTTTGTGGTGATCCCGTGGTAGCTGTAGAAGGAGTTCCGCCTGTGCCAAAAAACTGATCCCAGTTAATTACAATATTGCCCGCAGTTGCTCGCTTTGCCCAGCCTAGGATAGTAATCGTCTGACCAGCGTAACTACGTACACCTTCTACGTATTGGTAAACTTGAGCATATTGAGATGCAAGAGTTTGACCACTAATGCTTTGACGTAAGAAAAATGTAGGATTATTCATACCTAGCATATCTCCTAGCGTAAAAGACTGACGTGTGGTAGTAACAGTTCCGCCACCATTGACATTAGCCCAGCGATCTGCACCATAGGTAGTAGTAGTAAAGCTAGTACCGCGCTGCCAAACATCAAATGCACCATTAATAATACGATCTTCTTCTATATCAAGCGGGATTTTAGGAATCCAGGCTGTACCATCATACCCTTCTTCACGAGAAGTTGTAGTGTTGTAGATTACAAGTCCCGCAGCAGGCGATGAAATCGCATTACGTTGGGTAGTAGTCATACGCGGAGGTAAGAACCCCCTAGTAGTAGACTGTACATCAAGGATTGATGAAGCGTTAGCAGTTCCACCTATGCCTACTCTACCTACGCTATCAATACGGACACGCTCTAACCCGTCCGTTACTAACACAAGGTTTGCTAAAGAGCTAAGAGCCGTATCGGTGCCTGCGCCGCCAAAGGCAAGCGTCGAAGCCTGACCCAGATAGCCGTATATCGACCCCTGCGCCTTTAAGGCCAAGTAACCCGAGTCCGCGCTGGTTGTGTCAAGGCTTCCGTAAGACTGCTCGGACGCCGATTTAACGGTCAGACGGCCATCACCAGATGCAGTCCCTACTAGTAGTTCTCCAGATGCAGTCAGTGTCATCGCCTGCGTGAAGGTTATTGCGTTACCTGCAATACCGGAGGGTGCGTTATACCAACGGTGTTCGCCTGTAATTTGCTCATATCGCATAGCTGTCGCATTGCCGCCAGTGCCTTTGTAAACCCAGTTCGTGCCATTATATCTAGAATTGAACGCCAATCCGCCAAGAGTACCAAGCTCATCATAGACGGCACTAGTTCTAACCTCTGCCGCGCGGTAGGAGCTTCCCCACGTGCCCGGTGTCACCCCGAGTCCTAAGTTACCGGATGCGTCTAGGCGCATGCGCTCGGAGCCACCACTATAGAAGATGTGGCTCAAGGCACGGTAATTCAAATCGCGCCAAGCGACGTTAGGGGAGAGAGACGATATGTTGGTGGTATCGTTCACCGTGTTTACCGAGATGGCAAGACCAAGCGACGTTGACCCTCCGGCAGGGGACACCAAGAACTGCCCAGTCCCCCAAGCGGTGACGTTCCCGTCACTTGACGTGGTTGCGACGGACAACTTTGCCACGGGGCTTGCCGTGCCGATTCCCACGTTGCCAGTGCTATCAATACGAAGTTGTTCTGCAGTAGTACCAAAAGTAATAGCATTGTGTCTAAAACCGATATAACCAAAATCAGTAGCGTCAACGCGTTTTTGTAAACGCATTTCACCAGTTGTATGGTCTGTACCTGTAGTATGTCTATAGTTTAGTACGCGCAGTTGGCTTAAGTTAGCGTCTGGAGCAGCAAAATGTGTTATTAAACTACTGTTAGTAGCCGTGCCGCCCAGAGCGGCACCGCGTACGTCTAATTTAGCTTGTGGAGATGTAGTTCCTATACCAAGTTCTCCAGTATTATCTAGAGTCATTACTTGTGTAAATGTTATTGCTGCACCGGCTGTGCCGCTAGGAGCAGTATACCACTGATGCTCTCCTGTAGCTTGCATGTATGTTGTAGCAGCCTGTGTTACATCATACCTACGTGTGGTGTTGTCAGTATCTAAATAAGAATTAGTACCTAGCTCAATACGGTTGCTCCCGTTAGAAGCTATGTGAGATCCTGCACCATTTATTGATATAGCTTTAAATGTGCTACCCCAGGTTCTAGGTGTGTTATTTATACCTATATTACCAAGAGGACTTATTATAAAATTAGAAGTTGAGCCGTTAGTACCTAAAAGTATACTACCAGTATCTTCATTAACTATGCTAAAATTAGTAATAGAAGTACTGGCAAAACCTGCATAAGCTTTTCTACCAGTAGCATAAGTTCTAGGATAGAAAGATAAGTAAGAATGGTCTGTACCTTCTAATATCGCTGTTCCACCATTTGCATTTACATGAAGTTTACCATTAGGGCTATTAGTACCTATGCCAAGTTGCCCGGCATTATCTAAAATCATACGCTGTGTAAGTGTTATAGCACCGTTTGCTGTACCACTAGGAGCGCTATGCCAAGTATGTGTTCCGGCTTGACCAAAACTATAAGCTGCTACTTGAAGACCAGTAGCTCTATACTTAAGCGCTCCTACACCTGTTGTGTAAGCGTTATAAAATAACCAACCATCTCCTTGGTAATCAAATATACCTGACTGTGGAAAGAATATACCAGGATATGTGGTATTAGCAGGAGGTGTTACGGAGATACCTAGATTACCACTTGTGTCGATACGCATACGTTCGGTTCCAACCGTACTAAACCTATGCTGCGCTGCGTCATTAACTGCGTCCACATAGACACCCCCGGAGCGGTTGTAATGCTGGACAAGGTTTGCAGAACCAGAATAAGCAGGGCCAAATTCAATGCCGCTTGCGCCACCAGCCGACACGACCAGCTTGTAGGCGGGATTTGTGATGCCCAGCCCAACATTACCGGAGGCGTCGATCCGCATGCGTTCAGCGCTGTTTGTATGTATTGTTACTGGTACTGCAGTTAATCCGCCAAGTCTATTCTCCGAAGCATTACCAAATAATCTAAACTGACTAACACCGCCAGCTTGTAGCTCTAGCACACCTGCAGTAGTATCGTTAATAGTTAATGCTTTATACCCAGCACCTATGTTCGCAGGAGTTGTAGTACCAATACCTAGGTTACCGCCATAAGTAATACGCATACGTTCTGTTAAGTTAGTATCTGTTGCGGAGTTACGAGTGCTAAAGGCTAAATCACCACGAGTATTGCTAGATCCATCTTGTAGTAAACTCTTAATAGCAGCCATGCCAACAGAGTTTGCGCTATCTCCTTGAGAGCTTGTAAAGATTATACCACCGCCTGTTCCAGCTGCAGTACCTACAGAAGATAGACGAAGTAAATCACTACGAGCACCAGCATCGGTTAGGGCAGCAGTAGTCTGCCCAGTACCGATTAATCTAGCGCCTACACGGTTGTTAGTTAAGGTAGAAGTAACGTTTTGGAAAGCACTAGCTTCCAGACCGATAGACCAACCATCATCCCACGCATCTAGACCAGTAGATGTGTGAGCTACTTGAATATCTTTAATATGTACTTGCGGGTAGCTCCAAGTAGAAGCTAGTTCACCAATATAAATAATACACTTAGAGCTTGTAGCGTTGAATCCAAAACGAACGGTGTAATCACGATCAGTAGAGTTGTTGCTAATAATAGCAGCACTACAATTTAACCACTGCGACCCAACGCTATAATTATAACCGCTAACTATAACATCAAAAGATTCTTGTATAGCATATTCATATACACTCAGAGTAATCTTAACCATGTGGTTAGTGTAGCCTACTGGTAGAGTAACTGCGATAGCACCGGTACCGGTAGCAAGACCAGGACTATATGAACCACCACCAGGAGAAGTTATACGACGATTAGTGTTATCACGCATTGCAACGGCAGTTGTAACACCACTACTAGTAATATCACCTCCTACAGTTAGTTTAGAACTTGCAGTAGATGTACCAATGCCGATGTTGCTAGTTCCAGCATCTAGAAAGAATGCGTGAGTCTGGCCAACACCTTCAATGCGTATGTCTACGTCTGCACCAGCATCATTGAACGTTAGTGTGCCAGTCGTTCCGTCCGCATGTTGCAATACGTTATTTAGTTTTGTGCGGACACTTAAGCCTGCTTCGCCGTTGTTAAATGTTGCCATTCTTAATCACTCCAAACTGCTGCATCGCTCCAGAAGCCGCTATCAGCCCATACTCCAAGAGCAAAAGCACTAGTAGATTCGCCATATCGAGTAGCGACTAGTGTTAACTCGTCAGAAGCACGTGGATAGCTTTCTTGAGCTGTAAAATTAGTTGATAAATTAATTATATCTTCTGTAGATATAACTGGGTAAGTAAAATGCACTGCTGGCATAAATGCAGACATATAAGGAGCTGTTCTGCCGCCAATATATATTCTAGCATTAGCACGAGGTGCTGTTGTTAGTTCTTCGCTAGATGCTATTTCTCGTAAAAACTGAGTCGAGCTATTAGCTCCACTACGTAGGTACATACTAAGCGAGCCACTAATGCTTCTACTAGTACTGTAGCCTGTAGATACGTTGTTTACGCTACCTAGCTGGTCACGAATTATGTAATCAATGTTATTTTTATATTCTAACGAAAAAGCTGTAACTGGAAATACAAAAGTATTTGTAGTTTGTGCTTCACTAGTGCCGCCCAAACTTGTATCGTCAAGTGTATGACTTAGCTCGATTGCACTGAGTCTATTTTTAATATAAGGAACACTGCTTACTACACCAGCGACGTTCATTAAGTTGTATGGATGATAGCTAGCGGCACGAGACAACGCAGCTGCATTTGCGTTAGCTGATATCCTGCTACCGTTATTTAGAGTTCCGCCAAAAACACTGATAGCACGGTCTCTGTAGATGCCAATTAGCTCTTCAATCTTAGAACCTTTGCCTGTCCACTCAACTGTTACAATTTCTTCAATACCGGCAGTTAGGGTAGCACTATCTACAATAGCGTTTGATACTGCGTATACAATGTTATCTAGCTTAACGTACAGCATACCTTCTGGGCGTGCTGCTGAACTCGAACGAGAAGCGTGAGTACCAATCCCGCTAGTATAAGGAGCAGTAGTAAGTTGTCCTTGGCTACGCCATACAGACTGTTCTCTAACGGAAGCAGGTGCTGTATTAGAAACTAACGCTTGCCACATATACCAATCAGCAGTAGGTTTAGCATTACCACTAGCAGTACTGTATAAAGATGTACCACCAGGAGCGGCTCCGCGCTCTACACCAGTAGTGCGAAGATATACGCTAAAATTCCAATCTACAGGATTACGAGCTACGGTAAAGCTATAGTTACTACGGTCTATTGTATTGCCGTGCTGATTATGACTTATTTGCTTTGTAGCACTATCAGCACTTACAGCAAAGCCAGAAAGTATGTCAAGCTTCCAGGTATTAGACGGAGTCATAGCGCTAGGCGCAGAGTTTAATAAATCTACGCTACTATAAAATATCTCTGAATTACGCTGTAGTTGAAGCTGAGTCATTATTCAAGCAAATCTTTCATTAGTCTATCATAGTTGTTAATCTGAACTGCTACAGCTGGACCTTTTTGCTGTGGCTTTAGCGTTGTTTCAATATCAGCCAAATGTTTCATCCAGTCAAGAAGGTCTTTCTTGGAATATATACCAGTTTCAAGAGCTTCTTGCAGCTTTTGGTCGATAACAGCGTTGATAAGTGCAATACGCTTACCACGGTTTAAATAACCTTGAGTAGCGTACACGTTATCAATATAGCTTTTTACTTCGCGCTTTTCAATCACTGCTGTTACGCGGTCTGCTGGTATACCATATTCGTCTGAGATGACGTCAATGCTTTTACCAGCCAAATAGTCATTAGCAATACTTAATAACACCGGGTCTAGTGGAGGAGCCTCAAGAGTACGGTTCAGTGCCTCAACAGTTGTACTAGGTGAAATTATGTTTATTTCTTTAGTCATTGTATTTCCATTAATAAATTTCACGCCACTGAATAGATGCACCTACTGTAGTAGCGTCTGTACCAATATTCTTAGCGACAACAATATATATTTCGCTATCACTAGCGTCATAGTTTTGAACTATAAAATTCTTTTTAGCTGTAGAAGCTGGGTTTGCGGGACTAGACCCACTAGTAGCTTTGCTACCAGCAGTACTAGCGCTCACATAACCAGCATCAATAACTGACCCATCGGTATAAGCTGTAGCAGTTGCATTATACTGCACTCCACTATTAGTATTTACGTCTACCCAAGTGTTACCAGTTAGTTGAGCACTGCTAGGAGCTTTGATTAGCTTATACTCAATTGTAGAACCTGTACTAACTAAACTTAGATTGTGAGCACGTACAATGATTCGGTTTGTGTATGTTTTAAATGTAGTAGCTAATCGAATTGCAAGTACAGGTAGCGTAGCGCCTGCAGCGATGCTGCGGAGCGACGGACTAGTTTGAGCCCAGTCTTGCCCTGCCTCAACATATCCACCTTCAGAAATAACTGTAGAGCAGATTTGGTCCATATATGCGCCTGTGGTGGTTCCATAATTAAGCATTTCACAACGAATAGGAAGGTTAGGAGTGCTCATGTACACTGTAGGAAGCAAATCAGAGTGATAAAACTCATGAGCTACTATAAAACGATCTTCATGTACGAATCCACAACGTACGAGTCCGACTCCTAGCCACTGAAAGTCCATGAAAAATAGTTGTGTTTTGGTGATATCTAAATCCCAGCCGCTAGGCCCAGTTCCATCACATTTATCATGATTCCAAACACTCTGAACAATCTTTGTATCTGCAGGAGCTCCGCTAACATAAGAACGAACGGTAAAACTCAATACCCCAGCACCATCTTGTTCAAAAAACACGCCATTGTTATCGTCAAAATAACCTGTGCGCTTGCGAACATTTGCGGTAGCTCCGTAAAAGTTAAAGGAGCTTAGAATCAACTGGCTCTTACCGGGCATATAGTGATGATAAAATTTACTTTGATGAACTACGCGACTAGCGCTGTTCGAGGTGGTGCTAAGTCTAGCACAAGCTGCGTTAGGCTGATAAGCTACGCTCCCACCGTTCACAGTATAATCTAAAAAGTTATCATCAAGTCCGTAAATATGCTTATAGTCGCCAAGAGTAAACGGATTTGAAATGCGTTGACGAGCAAAAGCATCAAGGCTAACAGTAGGCGCGTTAAATAGATAACTCATATAATTCTCCAACCATCTCTGTATACTAATGATACGCTGCCGTTATCAATACTTAGTGTAAAATATCCGCTATTGTCTACAGCTCCGGTTACAGTAATTGGATGGTTACTACAATTACCGCTTTCATCTTTTATTGTAATCTGCTGCCCATTAGAAGTAGGGGTGTGCAACGCAACAGCTACTGTTCCAGCATAGTTAACGCCAACATATCTATCTGTAACGCTTGTGCTACCACTACTGCTATTAATCAATCTAGTTGGCGTGTTATACAGCTCACTAAAGTTTGAGTTGATTTTAACCATAGCGTCACGTAGCGTATCACCGCTGCCGTCGTTTGGAACTGCTCCTACATTCACAATTTGCTGTGACATTAACTGTATCCTTTATCCATTGTTACAAGAGTGCTATCACAAGTAAGCAGTACGCTGTCACAAGTGTAAACTGCAAAACGCTCTACTGTGTATAGTATCTCAAGTGTTAAATCACAAATGCAATATGGTGCCATAGCACCTTCATCTGTACGTAGAGTTGTTACACGAGCTTCTTGAATTAAGCCAGGATGAGCTCGTCTATATGTCTGAATTGCCGTTTCAATGCTTCGTACAAGATTCTCAATGTAGCTGAGGTCTTCATGCCAGCCATACCCACGAACATCTAGCTGTAATATAGCAAGCTTGGTTCCAGCTCCATCATGACGACGAGTCTCGTTGCGAGGATGCACGTAAAAGCTAGGAAAGCTGTTTATCTCATGCAAAAAACGTAGACCACGATGACCTATCATACCAGCGCTATCTGCTATATGGCTTATAAGAGTACTAATAACGCTAGATCGTTTACTCATTTATCCAATCAACCTCACAGACTATATCACACATGCCATACGGCGATAGCAATCCTTCATCAGTCTCGACACTCAATACACGTGCACTATATATCAACGGACTATCTAAACTCTGGATGCACTGTTCTATTGACCTAGCGAGCGCTTCACTTGCGCTAATGCTTTCTTCATCCGTTAGTACGTATCCACGAACTACAAAACTAAACGAATCGACTGTAACTCGTTTACCGATGTATGCACGTTCGACGCTGGGGCGCAACAAAGCGACAGCTGGGAAATCACTCACCTGATCTATGAACCCTGGACCAACTGTTGCGATAGCGGCGAGAGCGGTCTCAATGATCTCAATTCTTGAACTTAACATGACTAAGCTTAGCTAATTTGTGCGATATTGTCCAAACTTTTTATTTTAGGGCTGCGATAGGGAGTGCGACAGCGTATTTTCATATAAAAAAATTTTGAGAAAGCGTTCAAGGTGGGTTCGATAG